GCCGGGACGCCTTGACTGCTGAAGAGTTTAAGGCGGAGCATGGTCGCGGTACACATGCAGTAGACTAGTAACGACGGGGTTCCCTCCCTTCCCCCGTCACAAAAACGCACCTTCCCTCCCTTGGGTGCGGATACCCCCTCCGGTTGTAGGCATTGCGCCTCCTGGAGGGGGTTTCACTTTCTCTCGTAGTAAACTAGGGGTAAGCCGAAAAAGGGTTTGTAGTAGGTGTTGCCGTCAAACCAGAAACCCTGCGGGGGTGACCCCAAGACACAGGCTCGAAGTTCGAGTGCTTACTGTTAGGGCGGCAGACGTAGAGGAGGGTTTATGGGTGAGTTGGAAGAGTTTGAGATTGATAGCCGTATCGAGAAGCTGATTTGGCGGTCTATTGGTCGCAAGTCGGTTCGGAAGATGGCTGAGGAGACGGGTCTTCCGGTTGAGACGGTTGCGCGTATTCGCACCGAGCTTTTGGATGGGGTGGATGAGCTTACGATTGACCAGAAGCGCACGAAGCTTCTCGTAGACCTTCAGGATATTGCGGATACGGCCCGGAGTGACTATGACAGTGCTGATGATACCGATTCGGGTTCTAAGCTTCTCACGGTGGCTGTGGGGGCTATTAAGACGGTGTTGGGTGAGATGCGTCAGATTGAGAAGTCTAGTAGCGGGGCTATTGACGCTTTGAACCAGATGCGTATTCGGGAGCTAATGCGTTTGGTGGACACTACCGTGACCCGCACGTTGGAAGAGGTCGCTACTACGCATGATTTGGAGTTGACGGAGCTTCTGGGCATCTTCCAGTCTCACCTCATTCCCGCAGCACGGGAGCTTGATTCACGTTGAGTCTTTTTCTTGTAGCGGATGGTGCGTTTAGCCAAATTGAGGCTCGCCGGAAACAGCACACGTATAAGTTTGACCCTGTACTGTGGGCGAAGGAGGTTGCCGGGGTTCACTTGTGGAGCCGTCAAGCTGAGATTGCCATGTCTGTAGCGGTGAATAAGAACACCGCTGTGAAGGCAGGGCATGGTGTGGGGAAATCGTTCCTTGCAGCGTTGCTCATCTGCTGGTGGGTGGATACCCGGTACCCTAACTGCTTCGTGGCGTCTACAGCCCCGTCTACAGCCCAGATTGGCGCTATCGTGTGGAGGGAGATTCACCTTCTCCGGGCGAAGATCGAACAGCGGTTCAAAGAGGGGCTCGTGGATCACAAGTTGCCGGGGTACGTGACATCTGACCATATTTGGAAGACGGAGCAGGGCGTTATCGTAGGGTTCGGACGTAAGCCACCGGATCAAAAGACTGATGACGCTTTCCAGGGTCTTCACGCGAGTGAGGGTGTCCTTGCCATTGGGGATGAGGCCGTGGGTCTTCGGGAGGAGATGATTGACGCTCTCGGTAACATTACGACTACTAAGAATGACCGTCGCCTTATTATCTGTAACCCGACCAACCCGGCGAGCTATGTGGGTCAGTTGTTTAAGACCCGGCCCTCAAACTGGGAGTATTTCACAATTGCGGTTATTCATAACCCTAATTTCACGGACGAGAAGGAGACGACACCGCAGGCAGTGTTGGAGGCTCTTTCCGACGAGTCATTCTTGGACTCGAAGCGGGAAGAATACGGAGAAGGGTCGTCGCGCTGGACGTCCCGCATTATGGGTGAGTTCGCGTGGGATATGGGGTTCACGCTCATCCGGGCAGAGGATATAGCTAAGGGTTTGGACTGCAATATTGTGCCGTCCCCTGACGGTCGTCCCGTGTTCGGGGTTGACGTTTCCCGTTCTAAGCGGGGGGATAAGAACTCGATCTACAAGTGGCAGGACGGCCACCTCCGGTACGTGGACTCATGGAATGAGCCGGACGCGATGAGGACGGCAGATCGTATCCACAGCCTTGCTCTTTCCCACGGCGTTTCCGACATCCGCATTGACGGCGTTGGTCTCGGAGGCCCCATCGCTGACCGTGTTCGAGAACTCGCTGCCGGAAAGTACGATGTCTACGAGATTCTGGGTAACGATCCCAGCCCGGATAGGTCTCGTTGGTTTAATTTCCGCGCGTGGGCTTGGTGGAACTTTCAGGATCGCCTCTCGCAGGGGCTTATCGACATCGACACGGAGGACATCGACCTCCAGGAACAGCTTCTCAGCGTGGAGTTGAAAAAGCGCTCCTCGGGTACGGACAACATTCTCCTTGAGAGTAAGGAGGATATGGCGAAGCGTGGGGTCTCGTCGCCTGACCTTGGGGATGCGGCAGTGTATGCGTCGATTGACTTGAGCCCGTGGACAGGGAACCCCTACAATAACCTCCCCCTCGGGGCCGTACTGTCCGAGGATCGAGCGGATGTAGCCCCGATGGACGACTTCCAAGCGGCAATTCGAGGCCCGGGGATGCCGATGTACTGGTAATCGTGTGGTAGGCTTAGGGGTGTAGATCAACTGCACGCTTGGAGGACACATGACTACGATTCTTTACGGGGTGTTTCACCCTCGCGCACCACAGGAGTGCCTGTACACAGGGGTAACCTCGGGGCTACTTCATGCTAGACAGAACGCCCATTGGAACGCCGCCCTTACGGGGAAGACAAACGGCCCGTTCCCCAATTGGATGAGGAATTACCGGGGAGAGCGCGACGTAGTGGAGTTTATCGCGCTCCATGAGTACCCAACCCGAGAGGAGGCGCTGGAAGCGGAAGTGGCACTAATAGCAGGGCTTAGGAACATCGGCCAGGCCCGCCTCAACCAAGCGGGCGGGGGCGAGGGGCAAACGCCCGGGTTTAAGCACTCCGACGAATCGAAGCGAAAGATGTCGTATCCGGGGGAGAAGAACCCGGGAGCAAAACTGACTTGGGCGGATGTTCGAGACATGCGAACACGGGCATCTAAGGAGTATGTCCCCGTAGCCCGCCTAGCCACCGAATTTGAAGTCGCACAGACCCTCATCCGCAGGGTTCTCGCGGGAGAGGTGTGGGTGGACGAGACCTACGACCCGTCAGGGTGGGTTCCGAAATTCCGGATGACTCCAATGGATGTTATTACCCGCATCCGAGAGTTAAGGGCGGAGGGTGCGCGAACAAGGGAGTTGGCGAGAATGTTTAATGTATCGGAGTCCACAGTCCGGACAGCCATTCGCGGTACGTCCCGTCCCGATGACACCTATGATCCGGCAACCCAGAAGCCGCTCCCGCCCCCAGGAGCCAGGCTGACGGAGGACGAGGTTAGGGAGATCCGCAACCTCCGGGAGGCAGGGGTTTCCGTCAAGCTCATCTCGGAGAAATTCGCAGTCTCCGAGACTAACGTGTATTACATTGCCAGCCGCAAGATTTGGGCTGATGTAGAATAGGATATATGAGCGACTTCGACCCCATTAACCAGATTACAGAGGCCCTTTCACAGGTTCTTTCAGAAAATGATGGCCTACGGGAGTCGCTTTCGGACGTGAAGATGATGCTGGACGCCGAAAACCGAGGCTGGTCGAGTATCGGCGCTTTCCTCTCGGGAGAGAACCTGGAGGGGTTCGACCTGGACGAGCTACAGGAAGTGTCGCAGAAACTCCGAACGTACACCACCGGAAACGCCCTTATGCGCCGAGGGTGCCAGTTGCACATCGGATACGTGTTCTCGAACGGGTTTTTTGTTGAGGGAACGGAGGCACCTACGAAGGGGCGACCCTCTGACCTGCGAAACGCTTTCGTCAACCGCGTGAACCAGGAAAACATCTTTTCCTACGCAGCACAGTCTGAACTTCAGCGGTCTCGGTACACGGACGGAATGGTGTTCCTGGCTGCGCACCGGGGCAAGAAGGAAGTCCGCCGCATCCCGCTCTCGGAGATCACGGGAGTGAAGGTAGATGAGGACTACGGCGAGGACGTTATCGCATACCGGCGGACGTGGAAACAGCACAACGAGAACAAAACCCAGTCGCGGTGGTACATGACCGACCGATTCTCGGGGGTCAAGCCGAAGTCTTACGCTGACGGGGCTGGCGAGCTGGTTCCAGTCGATCAGGATGTCGTGATCGTGGATGGACGCTTCAATAGGGCCGTAGGATTTGTACTTGGAGTTCCAGACGCTATTGCCGCCAGCGTGTATGTCACGGCTTACGACCAGATCCTGCAATATGGCCGAATTGTCGATGAGTCGTTGAGTCGCATACTCTACAAGGTGGTCAACAAGACTAAGCAGGGCGTGCAGACTACGGGCGTCAAGATCGCCAACTCGACGGTGCATGGCGGCACGGCCAGTATGGCGGAGGGACAGGATCTCCAGGCTCTCGGCGGTACAAGGGTCAATTTCAACTTCAGTAACGCACGCCCGGTGGCGGCAATGGCGGCGGCTGCGCTAGACGTGAGCAATATCGACCTCCTGGCAGATAGTTCCGCCGCGGGATCCAGCTACGGCGCTGGGAACCTACTTACGGTAGGGGTGAGGAACGCCATGAAGCAGAAGCAGAACGAGTGGACGGACATCTTCCACCGTGTCTTCCACGTTCTCGGCCTTGGACGCCCCCGGATCTTCTTTGAAAAAATGGAGGACGTTGAGCCGTACCGCGCGGCCCAGGCGCTCACCCTCCTCTCCCCGACGCTCAGCGATGAAGAGTACCGGATGAAGGCACTAGACACCCTGGACATCATCGGCAACGCTACGGACATCCCGGAGTCGTTGAAACTCCGGAACATCAGCCCTAACGCGGCATCCCAGCAGGCCGCACCCGATCAGGGGCAGTCTAACGGCACTGGCGGGGGCGGGCAGGGTGCTAACGATCAGCGCAGTGACGGCATCGGGGAGAACATGCGTCACGAAATGGCGATGGAGGATCAGTTGACGCGGATGAGCGAAATGCTGGCGCGGTTTGAGGAATTGACGGAGCGTTAAAAGGCGGCTTTCCTAATCGCCATGCTAAGATAGGTAGAGAGATGACAAAGCAACTTGCAATCCGCGAATCCGTCACCGAGGCCCCGGTCAAGTCGGGCAATCGCTGGCGCGTTATTGTCGCCCGCCCCGGACAGGGGTCCAGCGGGAACTACTCAGAGGAGATGTTCCGCAGGGACGCGCATCACATCATCGCCCCGGGCGGTCAAATGTTCATCAACCACGATGACACCCGCAACCCCAAGGACATGCTTGCCGTGTACCCGGAGGGTTCCTACTGGGACGAAACCGAGAAGGCGGTCGTCGCTGAGGCGGAGGTGTTCTCCCATTGGGAGGCTTTCGTCAACGAGGTTGGCCCCCACTGTGGCGTCTCACTGTACGCCCTGGGAGAGTCGGACGAGAATGGGAACGTCACGGCCATTATCCCGGATCGCCTGAATGGCGCGGATCTTGTGGCGCGCCCTGGACTGGTTGGCTCTGGGCTAGCCGAAAAACTGTACGAGTCTGCAATCGCAGGTTCGGAAAAGACCAAGGCCGCCGCGGCCCTGGAACGAAAGGATAACGAACAAATGGATGAAAAGGTGATTGAGGCCCTTGAGGCCCTGACCGCCCAGGTGTCCGAACTCGTTGCCTCCAAGAAGAACGCCGAGGCCGCTGAGGCCCAGGCACAGGCAGACACCGAGGCCATTGCGGAGGCAGTCGCCTCCTTCCAGGCCGCGGTCGTCGCTGTGGACGAGGCTGACCTCCTCGCTCCGCAGAAGGCTGAGATTCTTGAGGCCGCGAAGTCGGGCGCTGATGTGGCACCCCTCATTGAATCGGCCAAGGCTGTAAAGGCTGCCGCTCTGGAGGCCGTCCAGGTCAACGAGTCGCACGGTCGTGACTTCGGTGGAAACACTAGCAAGTCGTACACTGTCGCAGGATGGAGCAACTAATCATGGCGCTTAACAAGATTTACGCCTCTACTCAGGAACTCCACCGGGATCGGGCGCTTTCGCTCATTACGAGTCCCAGCACCGCCCCTTCGAGCATCCAGCCGGGTGTTCCTGTTGTTGTCGGTGCTCGCCCTGCTGTGAGTCTCACCGCTTCTGGCAACGCGACCAAGACGGTATCTTCGGGTCTCCCCGGGGATATCAACTCGGTGGTCTACGACAACGGCGGTGTCGGCAACTCGGCAAGCCCTGCAAGCGCGACGTTCGCTTTCGACGGCACGTTTGAGTTTGCGGTTACTGGCGCTACCGCTTCGACCGCTAACGAGACCGCCGTTTACATTACGTCCGCAGGCGCGCTGACCCTTACCCAGGGTTCCAACGTCCTGTACGGCGTGGTCGATTACCCCGTGGGTTACCGCCGTAAGGCCGGTCGCGCCGCAGTCAAGATTGGAGCCTAATAATGGCACGCGAATACAAGGATAACTTCACCCTTGATGGTCGCCTCAAGGTCGTCCCCGGTGTCTCTAAGGCTAAGGTTGCGGCTGTTGCGGAGATGACGGAACGCCACCTCCAGGGTGACCGCGTTGCGTCGGCTACCCTGCACGAGGCGCTTACCACCTCGGACGCGATCTTCAACGCGGCGCACCTTGCCACGCTGAACTTCCTGCCGAACTACGACGAGGCTCCGCGCGAGTGGCGTTCGGTGGCTGGCACCCGGGCAGTCCCGGACTTCCGCCCCGCTACGCTTTACAGCCTGAACCGTTCTTGGACGGACGGTAACGGCGAGAGCAACGTGCTTTCGGCTAACGGTGGTGCCCCGGTCATCCCCGAGGGTGCGGCGTACCCTTACGCTTACATCTCGGGTCAGGACGCTCAGGGTGGCGCTGTCACCAAGAAGGGTCTGAAGACCGACTGGACGCTTGAGGCTCGAATCAATGACGGCCTGGGTGCTCTGGATGAACTTCCCCGTGAGCTTAACGAGGTTGCGCTGGACACGGAGGAGGAAGAGGTCTTTGGCGCTCTGACTTCGTTCGTCCGTGCCAACAGTACGACCGAACTTGATGGTGGTCTCGTTCCGACCGGCTCGACGGTTCTCCCGAACGCCCCGTTCAGCCGTGATGCGCTTATCCGCGCGATCATCGAACTGTCCGAGCGTACCATCAACGGTCGCAAGGTTCGTGTCTCTGGCGGCTACAACGTCATCGTTCCGGTTGGGCAGGGCATCTTCGCTCAGTTCATCCTGAACCAGACGTTCGCTGAGGTCAAGGACGGCAACTTCGTTCTCAACATCGAGGGCTACAACCCCCTCGCTGGCGTGAGCGTTGTGGAGTCGGACTTCGTTACCGGGACTGAGTGGATTCTCATCCCGAAGCCGGGTGCTACCCGCCGTCCGGTGCTGGATCGACTCACCCTGCGTGGGTTCGAGACTCCTCAGTTGTTCGTGGACAACCATGTGGGTGTCCCGATTGGTGCGGCTTCGATTGCACCGTTCGAGGGTTCGTTCGCTGCTGATGCCATCACGCTGAAGCTCCGCCAGTTCGGCGGCGCGGCGGTGTGGG